GGTCAGTCATGTCAAGAACTTTCACTTCGTTCCAGTCAGAAAGAAGGTTAGTTCCGAACCACAAGTTTGACTTTTGAGCCATCAGCATGTGGTTAGCAGGAAGACCTGGGCAAACGTGAATCTGATATCCGAAATAAGACTTCGGCATTTCAGGACCACCGTAAGTGTACCATCCGTTTCCTGCACCAGCGTTAGCAATCATGTAGTCTTCCCATATATCTTGTGACAAGTAGATGATTGGCTTTTCAGTTGCACCCTTTACACCTTGTGGGCAAGCAGCAACCAAAACACCGATTTGAGCAATTACGTTGCTTGAGTTGATAGTGGTAGGAGTTGGCTTGATAACAGTTCCATCAGCAGCCATAAGAGTAACGAATCCATCGTACTCACCAGCGTTGGCTGAATCTCCGTTCCAAATCAAATCTTCGTTCTTTGCACCAGCACCGCCCAAGATTGTAGCTATCAAAGCATCAGTCAATGAAGCAGGCAGGATGTCTTTTTGGATGTCACCAGCATCCCAGTCGTGAAGCAAGCTTCCGTTCTCTGCACCGAGATCACCCTTGCAGATTTGACGGTGAATTTGAAGCTTCTTAATCTCAAGGATTCTTTCATCCAAAGTGATCTCACCAGTTGGAGTGAAGTCGCAAGTAGCATCAGCGAAAGTGATGTCATCTACCAAACGTCTTACGACCTGCTTGTAGTCAACATTCTCTTTTACAGTGATTCCTGCGAGTGTTTCGTTTGACATAAATGCAGCGCGGATATATCCACCTGCAACCTTACCAGAGTAAGTTGTAGTTAATGAAGTAGTTGTAGCCATTTTATTTTATAGTATTATTTTTTGATGTTTTGTATTTGAGCCATTACACGCTCTTGGTATGTCATTTGTCCCCATGGTTTAGCAGGAGCAGAAGCAGACAAGGTCGCTTTCTTTTCTTTTACCGATGGAGCTGCTGGAGCTTTCTTCAGTGCAGCAAGTTCAGTTGCACTGACTGTTGCATCATTCTTCGCTTTTGCAAGTTCTTCGCTCACCGCAGAAAGTTCAGCGTTCTTTGAATCGAGTGCGCTCTGAAGGTCAGAGATTTTTTGTGATAGTGAATTGATTGTAGCAATGATGTCATCGCTGCTCATTTCACTTTCAACTTCCATCTCTTTTACTTCAGCAATTTTGCCATCCTCACCAACGATGAGAATCTTTCCGTCTTCAAGCGGATATTCACCAGCTCCAACCGGAAACACGTTTCCTTCTGCGTCCTTCATGTAGCAATCCGAACCAACACCGAAGTCATCGGCACTTGTGTAAATCATGTTGCCATCAGCAAGACGTGCTTCGGCTTCAAGTTTCACCTCTGATTCGAACTTCACACCGTGCGCATTCGGGTCAATTCCAAACTTTTGGAAGATGCCCAGTAATTGATCTTTCAATTTCATTTGTATAAGTTCTTTTGCGTATAACGGAAGAACTCCGATTTTGCCCACTTCGGTGGAAAAAAAGTTGAAAATGAAAAAACCCCCACCGTTGTGAGGGTTTCCCAGTAACCAATTAACAACAAACAATTTATAACAAAAAGCGTTGCGAATTTATATGTTAGCGAGGACTCGCTCTATCTCTTTTATCAGTAACGATTCAACACTCACGTGATTCATTTCCACAACTTGTTCAGTGAACATCCCTTCGATGCTGAATCCACGAATAGCACCGGACTTCACTTCTTCCCATACGTTGTCATCGTCAACCTTTGCCCCAATAAACCATGTGCCATCAGGTAGATCACTCAATCCGAGTGCGATGCTTTTATCGCTATCACCTTCTTTGAGCCATGATTCCACAATAGTGACTCCGCTCACTGGGTATTGATGCTGAAGGTTTGTGGTATGGTGTAAGTTCTTTTTGTAGAAGTTGTGTGCAAGTGTTTCGATTGTTTCTTTTTCGAACTTCATGTAATATTCCTCATTGTTTTGGTCAATGCGAAGAATCAACTTTTCGGGTATGAGTGCAGCACCGTATAGCATCCTGCGCTCTTTGTCCACGCTTGACAACTTTACTTTCTCGCTTGAGAGTGCAACCCAATTTTCTTCGATGGCAGGAACGTCAACAAGTCCCATTGCCGTGATTCCGAGTTTACCGTTCTCGTCAATCACACATTTTACTATTCTTTTTTTATCCATTTTATTTTAATTTATTCGTGCTAAATCTCTGACTTTATCGCGTGCTTCAACCGCACTACTAACGTCTTGCGCAAGTACATAAGCCTTTGGTGTTTGGTCTGGTCTGTTTTGTAATAGTCCAAGATTGAGCGCATTGAACGCAGGAACGCTCGGTTGACTTCCGCCACCTCCACCGCCTACACTTGGCACTGATGTACTTCCACCGCCACCGCCATCGCCGCCGTTTTCATTGAATTTTGTTGATGCAATTTTTGCTATTTGCGCAATACCCGTAGCTGCCGCAATACCAGCTTCAATGAATTGCACACCACCTGCTATTTTCAAAGCATTACCCCCGGCAGTTAATGCAGCCGTAACGGCAAGTCCTGTTTGAATACCAGCCTGTGCGATACCATAGGCTTTGTTACGATTGAATGCGGCACGTGCGCCTTTCTTGTTGTTCTTGCTAAATGCTTCATCAAGTCCTGCGATAGCACCAATGACATCACTTGCCATTTGCAAACGCTTCATATTTAATTCAAGATTGAGCTGACGAATTTTTTCAGCTTTTTCTTTTTCAATTTCAATTATTTTATCTTTATCATTATAAGCTAACCTTATTTTCTCAGAATATTCCAATTCTAATAAAGCACGTCTTTCTTCAAATCCAGATAAATCATTTTGAGCACGTAAAATATTTATTTCATTATTTCTTAAAGTTTCCGCGTCAGAAATAGCAATAGCATTATTTTGTAATGATTGTTCCAGTTCTTGTTTTTTTTGGGCATATGCAATTTCTGCATTTAACCTATCTTGTGTTCCCTCCTTATATGAATCAATTTGATTTTGTAATCTTTCGAGTTGTATAGATTTTTCTTGTTCTAAGACATCTCTCTGTGCTTTTAATCTGTCAATTTCATTTTTATTTGAATCAGCAGCAAATTTTGCTGATGTGATGGCTAAATCTGTTTTACTTTGAGCTTCTGTCTTTATAAGCTCATTAAGTTCTTTGTTTAATGCAATTTGATTTATTAATTGTTCGGATCGTTGGGAAGTTGCTTTTGCTTTTACTTCTTCAACTGCGGTTAATGCTTCTGTTACGGCTACCTGATTTTCTATTGTTTTACTATGCGATAATGTAGCTTGTGCTGCCGCTAATTGCGCTTTAGCTCCCTTCAATTCAATTTCTTCTTGTTTATCTATAATTGTACTCAATTTGGCATTTGCTTCAATTCGTTTTGTAATACTTTCTGAAGTATCATCGCGCAACTGTCTTTGTATCTCAGCTTCTCTTTCATATTGAGCGGATAATTTTGCAGATAATGCAGCGGTAAGTTTTGCATTATTTTGTAAATTAACTAATTGAACATTTGACTTATATATTTCTGATACATAATCGGAAAATGACTGTGCGCCTTGTATAACGGCTTCAGTTACATTATCTACGGTATTGTTAACACCTGTAAGTATATCGATAGATTCTTTTCCAGCTTTCCCAAATGAATCTAAGGCAGCGGAAAATTCTCCTGTAAATAAATTTTTAACACCTTCTGCTAAATAACCAAGAGTATCTAAAAAAGAATTAAATCGTTCTATAAGATTTTCTTTAATAGCATTACCAAAATCTTTTAACGATTGTACTGGATTTTCAAAAATTCCCTTAAAATAATCAATAATTTTTCCAGCGTTATCTAATATAAAATTAAATGCGTCTTTAATAATATCAGTAAACGTACCAAATGCAGCAGAAAAAAAATCAGTTGCTTCTTGTGTGGAACTTATTACGCTTTTAATTGTATTAAATGCAGCAGCAACTAAAGCGATAACACCAGTTGTTTTTCCTATTGACTTTATACCATCTGCTAATTTTTTGAATGCTGAATCACTTTTTTTAGATGTCTTCTCAAGATTAGCCGTTTTTTCATTTACATCATCTAATTGTTCTTTTACTTTATCAATGATTTCAGCATTACCATCGTCATTTATTCTTAGTTTGACAATGAATTCATTTTTCTCCATAATTATAAAATTAATTTATAAATACTAAATAATATTAATATCCAAAATATAGTGTGCACTAAATAGATAACGGAAGTTTTGACGATTTTGCGCCTGCGACTTATTGAATAACCCTCATGCCTGCATTTTATTCCAGCTTTCAATAAAGCCAAAGACATACCTATATCGTTTCTCATCGGAATTGTGTGTAGTTAATTTCTGCAAGTAATCTTGTGGTGAACGGATATGCGCCACCTGCAATTTGAATGTTCAATCTATGTTGCGCTGTGTTTGTTGCAGTGTCAATGATTAACGCGACAGTCCTTCCTGCCATACTTGTATCTTGATATTGAACTATGGGTGCAGTCGCGAAAGCAATGCCACCAGTTTTTCCCATCTGTGCGGTTATTGTTGCATTGATGTACTGATTGATTGTTGGTTGAACCATGATGTGCATTCGCATATACCAAAGCATTTCATCTTCCATCTCAATCCGCTTATTCGCAATGCCTTCAATAAATAATTCAAGGTTGTTCAGTGTCGCTGGGTATGTACCTTGATTCGACATCAGGAAAGTTCCTGCACTCTGCGAACCATTATAGGCATAAGTGCGGTCATCTTGAGTCCATCCACCACCAATAACAAGACCCGGCACAACTGATTCAACTGATTTTCCAAAGAGTGCTGCACCTCGCTGATCACCTTTCAGCGTGATCGTGTCACCGACTGCAATTAAATTATCATTAGTTCCTTCAATCCTGATGTCATTTCCCGCAAACATGGAGAATGTTGAACTGCCTGCATCGAGATTGCTTGTGGTGTTTATGTTATTGATGCCTGATGAAATAGTATTGATGCCTGCGATTTCACCGCGACCAGTTGTGTCATTGTTCGGTTTACCGACTGAAGGTCTATCGCTCGGACGTGCATAGCAAAGATTTGTGTCTTGACTCCATGTGTAGTTGAACGCTCGGCAGCATGTCTCCGAAGCACTCACCGGATTGCCTGCCAAATTCAAAAAGTTCACCGAACCATCAGGATTCACCGAATCAGGTTTCAAGTCACATCGTGGCGGTGCAGCTTGTCCAGGATTCATCTTGAGTAATTTCACTCGCGTGCTTTCAAACTGACCCATCTTGTAATCACTCAACTCAAGCACTCGCCAGTAAGCATCTTTGACAAATACAAAATCCGCAAAGTTCAGAGATAGGATATCGGTGTTGTCAAGCGCAAAATTCGCTTCAAGTATTCGCGCATCATCCGAGTAAATCGTATCCAAATAATCGCGCCAGTAAAGCGTAAACAAGTTGTCGAACGGATTCGCGGTGTAATCATGCAACGGTGTTTCCGGTGCCCAGTTCAAATCCTCATGGTTGTAGTCAGGATTGAATCCGCTTGTGTTTGAATAGTGCGTGAGCGTTGGCACGGATTGAGTTACACCGAAGCCACTCACCTCATCATAAATGTAGATGTCAGCATTCTCGCTATAATATAAAAAGCGCAGTCCGGGTGCTGCGAACTTTGGTGGTTCGCTACCGCTTTGAGTCCAAAATCTTGGGCATATAATATTTGAGCCATTGACTTGCGTGGCAGGAGTCGATTGAGCAACGAGCTTCACCGATGTTTCGCCAGTCGCAAATGAACTGGGTATTTGAGTGACTGTCGTTGTGTATGGTTCAGGTTTGTAGTCTCCGTATATCCTGCCTTGGTCAACAAACAATTTCGAGTAAGTGTCTTGCCCTGCGGAATAGGTGAACGTCAATTTTGTTTTGCGCAGATCATCAGTCCCTTTGATGACAATATCTTTTGAAACGTCAAGTTTCTTTGTCCAGTCAAGTGTCGCACCGCTACCGATAAAGGTCTGCATCGGTTCTAACTTCAACTTGTTTTCAATATTCAAGTCAGGCACAACTGCGAGATTGTGCATCTTGATGATGTCAGAAACGAAGTCAATTTGCTTAACATCCGGTGCATTGAACTGATAAACAATATCCGCATTTGAAAGTATTTGTAAATCTTCCAATTCAAAAAACGTTCCGTTTGCATCATAGGTTATAGTCGGTGTGCCGGGTGCAGTGGATATAACTATTTGATGCCGATATATTACTTGACATGTATAACCAGTTCCTAAAAAAATAGACGGTGTCACACCAGTATAAACACCATCACTGCCATGTCCTAAAAGCTGTATATAATAATCAGTTGTGAATGAACTTGGATCCGTTACTCGTAGCTTAAATGCAATCGCTTGCATCTTGTTGACATTGCTCAAAGTAGTAGTTAGTCGAAATTTGTAATATCCAATCGCATTCGGTGTGTATGTGTAGGTTATTGGATCATAAGTCAAACCACTATCAAATACTACAGTATCAAATGGAAATACAGTATTCGCTATTGTTTGCGTGCTGGTTATTGCAGTGCTATTCTTAACTCTGAAATCAAAGTCACTAACCGCTTGCGCATAAATTAGTTTTTCAGTATTGCACCAAGGAACATAGTAATCTTGTATGATGGTCAATAGATTGCTTGCATCAAGTTCATATCCTGCATCCTTGAATATTTCAGTGAGCAAATAATCTGCCCGAACGCATGGAGTCAAATCCCCTGCATATAATGGCGAACCGCCAACATCAAAGACTCTGCGTGTGTTTATTTCACCTTGTTCGCTAAATGCCAAACCGCCAGTCGCTCGGTCAATCAATCCCCATATCCTGAAACTGTTTTGCACCGTTACATTCGGTAGCACCACGTTCTCATTCTTTGTTGTCAGGTCGGTAATATCCGCGAGCTTCTTTTCACCTATCTCTTTGACGAAGTTCGGTGCTTGTGAATAGAATGCCACTTGAAAATCACTCAAGTAATCCTGCTGCTTGTATGCTGCCATTATGCGCAAGTAACCGCGACTGATTGGTATAGTGTCAACCCTCAACTCCGCTTCATACTTGCGACTGAAGGAAAGAACATCGTCAACAAAGTTGTAATCGTAAAGCGGTCCAAGTGCTTCGACATTTCGCTTCGTTGCAGGAATCCTGAAGTCACGCGAGAATGTGCCTATCTGCGTAAAGTTATTTAAGTCCGTGAACTGATAGGAAAGCGAGATGGATTCGTTCGGGTATAGGTCAAGGAAAGTATTTGTTCCAATGAATGCGTAAACATAAATGTCGATGCCATCATTTTGGTCCGGTGCCAGTACAAATGGTGGATTGATGTACACCCGTCCGTTGATATCGTCCGTACTTACTACATACGTGGTAAACTCAACACTTGCATTCTTATTATTATAGAACTCAACCTTGCTGCCATTCGGATAATTTACAGCTAATGGCAATGCACCTGATTCAAAATAATCCGAAGGACTGCCTGCTTGAGTATATATGTCAGTGAATGTCATTGTAGGCGAAATCACGCCTGACCTAACTATTAGTTGTACTTCGTTCTGCATTATAGTCCCCAATAAGGTTGTGAAAATTTCAAGTTCAATGTAAGATTATGGAGCTTACCCTCGTTGCTTTTCTTCTCAACAAAAGAAGTCTGCTCAATGCTTACCGGAGTCACGCGATAACATCCGGTATTCTCGTAGTCTTGGTTCTCAATTATCTGAACTTGATTCGATGTAAGTAGTGAACGCAGGAAAGTGAACTCACCCTCACTTAACCAGTCGCTGGTCACAAGCAAAGATGTCGTGTTCAGATTTGACCTATCAGTCAACATCCGAGTGCCTGCATAAAAAGGTTGGTCACCGCCTGCAAAACCATAATCGAAATCAGTCTTCAGCACCGAGTTGTATTGCTTGCGCTCAATTTGTGTCGTGCGCTCACTCTTTAATTGAAAGTTCCAATAATCCCACCCACCGCGACTGTTCACCCATGCCAAACGTACCGGAGTGTAATTGCAGTTCTGATTCCAATTACCCATCGTTTGCTCATTGTAGAAAACGTACACCGCGCCTGCACGATCATCAGATGAATTTCTTGGAACTACCAAATAATAATCGCAGTTCGCAGGAACTGTGATGCTTCCCGGATACGCTGCGACATGTACAAGCGGTTCGTCTGCATTCAACAAAACTTGCGGTGAACTAATTAGCACATTCGCACTTGTATAAAAGTAGAACTCCACACGGTCTAATTCATTCCCGGTGAGTGCAGTTGATGTGCTGAATGTTAAGCATCCGAGATCATCCCACCGACAAGCTATATAAATCAAAAACGGAAGCGGATTTGTGAATGGAATATTGGCACTATTGTTCCATCTGCTCGTTGTAGTCAAGCGGTCTGAATACGCATACCATCCAGTTGTGTCAAGGTCGGTTGTCCAAATGAAATTCATAGGCACTTCCCACGAATAGTTGCATGAGTTTGGCAAGCTAATCGTATCAGGTTTATATCCTTGGTATGGCTGAAAGTATGAGTTCGTCACAACCATATTTGTGATTGTGTCCGTTGCGCTACCCTCTGAAGTGTTTCGCGTGAATACATCATTGTCAATCCACCACTCGGTAATCTCAATGTCATACGTCTTGAATCCGTTGCCGTCAACTTCATAGCATGTGTCTGCATGAATCTCAAACCCCGGAATCGGTTCTTCCTGATGGCGCAAGTTTACAAGCGGTGACATGTCGAAAACACCACGACCTTGAAGGTCTGGTGAAATGAATACCTGATATGTTTTCCCGGTTGCAAGCTCGGTTAATTCAAAGCCGAATTTGAATCCGGTGTATGCGCTATTATTGGAAGTATAAACGATGTATAAGCGTTGCCCCTTTCGTGTATAGCTATATGGTTTATCTACTTGTGTGAGTGCCATTATTGATTGTTTTTATTACGTCCGTCTAAATCTAATTCGAATGAAATTGCTTCATTCAAGTATTGAAAAAATGCAGGTGAGCGTTCATCAAGTATTTCTTCTATCGCAGTTGTGTAGTAAAGTATTCCCGGTGTGCCGTTGCGACCTATTGCATACGCGATTCGTTTCGCTGCATTGCGTTGCGCTTCGTCACTATATTTTATGAACTCATTCTTTGAGTTGCGCAAACGTATCTTGCGAAGTTTCATCCATTCAATTATCGGGTCAATCGGTGGTGGTTTCGCGCCTGCCCTACGTCCGAATTCAACGATGTCAGCGTATTGCTGGGTTTCCTCGCTTTTTGTGGTGAACTTTATAAACGGCTTGCCCCCTGCTACACTTGATTTGAAAGTTAACGAGTTGTATAACCTACCACTCGCATACCGATTCCGATTGTAGCTTTTACCATTCGGATATTTAATGCGCTGCGTTACCTTCAGATTACTCTTTGCACGGTCAACAACGTCCTTGCCGAATATGTTGAGTAAGTCTTTTAGCTGCTTATTCATCGACCAATACTCGTTTTATTTCACCGCCACAAGCACACAAGATTCCGTATTCAATACCCTCCTGAATTTCAGGTGCATCGATTGTTCCTACTTGCGTGCCACAATTAACACATATCAAATTTGCTTTCATGTTTATGATGTATAAGTTGCAGTAGCTCCGGATGAACCAGCACTACCAGTTATTGTTGTCGGTGTTGTCGGTGTGCTTACGCTTCCACCAGTTCCATCCACTTGCGTGACGGTTTGGTCTTTTATTCTGATGACTGTGATTCGTCCACCATTCCCACCAAATCCACCATTCCCACCGATTCCGGTTCCAAGTGCATTGCCCCCAGTTCCACCAGTTCCACCATTCGCAGAAATGAAAGTGATTCCGTTAGTGCTTATTGAATTGCAGATGAGAACTACATACCCACCACCACCAGCTCCACCGCCACCGCCTGCTCCGGTGTTATTGTTTCCACTATTCGCACCAGTTCCACCATTGCCCCCATTCGATGCAATGGCTGATGTACTTGTAGTGTTTGCTACTGTCACCGAATAAGCAAAGACGAAAGTGTTTCCACCCCCACCGCCAGCGCATCCACCCTGCACACCTGATGCTGAAGCTGAAGACGAACCACCACCACCACCACCACCATTCAATCCTCCGTGAATGTGGTTAGTAATAACTGTGGGCGGTGTGACTAAACCTTGAACCGTGTAAAGTGAATACACTTGTGGTATGCGGATCACTGATGTCGCAGCAGTCAAAGCAACAGATGTCGCATTTGTTTGAGCTGCACCACCATTGCCCCCATTGAAAGCAGCATTGCCACCCTTACCTCCTGCACCGCCTGCTCCACCGATTCTCAAATAGTTGCTTGTTGATGCAGTGGGCGCGATTCCTGCTACTCCATTGCTACCAGCTGAACCGCCTGCTCCACCATTACCGCCCAAATATTCACCAGTTGTTCCTGCTGCTCCACTCTGCAATCCACCATAAACCGTGCGACCCTTCCCGGTTCGACCTCCGTTTCCGGTTCCACCATTCGACCCACCATTGAAACCAACACCTACCGCACCAGTCGTTCCGTTGTTGTGGATGGCATTCGCCCCTGCGTTGGTTAAATCCAAAGTATTCTGGACAAATAACCGCCATCCATTCAAGTCAATCGAACCGCCACTCACAAGAGTCAAGTTGTAATAATAAGCATCAGCACTCAACACGACTGTGCTATTGATCGTAGTCGTACCGCCTGCCGTGGAAGCATCTCCGAATATCTGAAGACGTTGCTGCGAAATGTTTGAACTGAATGCAGTATAATCACTCGATGTAATTAAACCGCGATTGCTTGCGCTTGCCGTTGGTATATTGAATGTGTGCGTGCTGCCGACACTACTTATCCCGAAGTCCGTTCCACTTGAACCAGTCGCAAAATTTTGTGTGTTTGCAGTCAAGCCGTTAAGCGAACTCAAGCCGATTGCATAAGTTGTATGCACCTCACCAATTTTCGCATTCTCGGTATATAGCGTGACAGTCTTGCCATTCGTGTTCTGAATGTCGAACTCAATGTGGATTCGGTCCGTTGCAGTTGTTACAGTATTCGGAACTGATATTGCAAACGTGTATAAATCCACTACATTTCCGTTTGTGATTTGTTCAACTGGCGATGTGCCTACAAGCGTAAAAGTCGAACCATCGTAAACATAAAGTTTCGCAAGTATCTCTGCGTGATTAGAACCGCCACCAGTCTCACTTAAATAAACATCTACTGTCCAAACACCTGAAGGTAAAACCAAGTGATTCGGTGAACCTACGTCAGTAATGAATCGCGCAATAACTCCAGTTGTCGCACGTGTGAAATTCGCAGCAGGTCCGGTGTTCGCTGTTGTTCCGAGTTGGTAGTATGTATTGCCCCCTATTGTTCCTTGTGACGTATTGCCGTTGAAATAGAATAGCTGACCACCACCGCCTCCGGTACTTGGGAAATTCGCAAGCGTGCCATCACCTCTCACGTATTGATCAGTTGTACCTGCACCACTTACCGCCAAAGTTCCCGATGAAGTAACTGGCGAACCGCTCACACTAAATGCAGCAGGCATCGTAAGACCTACCGAAGTAACTGTTCCGCTCGGTATGGATGGAAGATTCAATAAGTCATTGTAATCGCCCGAAGTCGCAACCGTTGCAAATGTGGGTTTATTCAATATTTGATTGTCACCACTTGTAGAATTCCAATCCGTTGGCGATTCACGCAAACGATTGCCTGCACCTACTAACGTCCAATAAGATGTGTTCGTTGGTATGATGGAGTCATTAGTGGCAATGCACTCATAAACATTCCCATTGTACCAAACAAAGTCACCGATTTCATATTCATTCCCAGTTGCACTGACATGATCCGCAGACCATTCAAGAGCAACTAATTCACCGCCACCACCACCGCCCCCGGTTGAATCAAATGTAACTGACCCATCTCCGTTGTCAGTAATCGTCATGTTCGTGCCTGCCACAAGATTGAGCAAGGTTTGGTCTACGTTGTCAGTCCCTTCGACCTGAAGCGTGACACAACATCCACCCTCACCACTTCCACCCGAACCCGAACCGCCCGGTGCATAGTCCGCAGGAATGTCACATGCAGACCAGTTCCACGGCACGCGAATGGAAAGCGAGAGAGTCACACCAGTTAGCGTATGTGTATCTTCATGAATGAACGGAGTGATGGTTGACCCATCCACACTCTGAACAAGTGGGTCAAATAAGGTATTGCCATTCTTAATTTCAGCGAGCAAATCCTCTGCTAATCTTGTGCAGTCGCTTATGGCTTCGCGTATGTATTCGGCTTCGTGTTCTTTGTCGCGTGTCAGGTCGCTAAACGTGATGTCAAAAGAATACTCACGCAAACCATCTTGCGGTGTTATCGTGCCGGGTATGACGTGCATCCACGGATAGTAATCCGCATCCTTCTCAAGATAGCGCAAGTCAATTTGACCATGTGAGAATTTCTTAATCAAATAATGCCCATCCGCGAAAGCTCGCAGGCGGTCAATCATTACGTTATAACTTATGTTAGTGACCATGCTTTGAAAGTTCAAATAATCTTTTTTGTTCTGCGGAATAGTCCTTCATGTACTGCATGTGCGTGAATACTTCCCACGCAGGTTTTGCAAGTATCATGTCCCACTTCGTTAAGTCGCGCTCGGTAATACTCTCAAGCACATGAAGCCACCCGTAATTAGATAACGGATTTAACCCCGAATTTCCTCCATCGCTGTCCTCATTTGATTCTCCAAATAAGTCAACGAATCTTGCATGAGTTCGTTTGCGATAGTCGAAAAAAAAACCAAAGCACCGTTTACCCGGTCCATCGTGATTCGCTCAATGCAATCTCGGTAGTGCGCAACCTTGCCACTATCGTATGGCTCAAGTTCGTAGTACTTGCCCCAGACTTCTTTCACCGGGCGGAATAGAACCGCGAATAAGTCAATGAAGTATTTGTAGTTCTCAACTTCGACTGGCTGCTTGTAGATCAGGGTAGTGAAGGAGTCAATGTCGACATACTCTTTGAACGAAAGCATGTTCAAGTCAGGAATGAAACCAAGCCGAATCGCCCCATCAAAAAAAGTTTGTTCATGCCTGCTGCTCCCAGTCTGACATGCTTCGGTGAATAGTTCAAGTATCGTCTGAATCGCACTCACTTGTAGTTTCTCCGCTTCGCTTACTGGCTTTCCGATTGCTGCTGCTACCTTTTCAATGTCGGTCTTCGCAGTATAGAATTGAACGTATTGCTTCAGGGTAATACCCTCAACTGAAGTAGGGACGGTGTAGGTCTTCATATGTTTCCGTGGATTTGTACAATCACAGGACTATTGCTATCGCTTGCGTGTACGTTTCGCGCCTGCTTTGGTTTGAAGTATTCAAGCATTGTCATGTAATTCTTTAAGAACTCCTCATCTTCCATTTGCGCAAGCACTTGCATTGCACGTTCTGCACCTTGAGTTACTACATATTCACCCAGCTTGTTCCACATTTCAGTACGCTCACTCACTGCGCCCTTTGGCTTCAATCCGCCATGCCCTTTTTGTAGTCTGCCTTTCGCGTCACGTTCCATATCAGTCAATATTATATTGGTTATTCTTCTCCTTCAGACGTATTCACTCCGCGAAGTTGCGCCTGACATACCGCATAGCGTTGGGCAGCATCAGGATACTCACTTAACATCTTGTCATCTGCCATGCAGCGACCTATGAACACATCTTTCTTTTCGTCTTTGGTTGGTGTAGGTATTGGCATCAGTCAAGTAGTTCTAATTGTTTTTTGAATTCTTTTATGAGTGAAGCAACACACGAACCGCATGTGGATGGTTGCTCGCGCCGTCCGGTCAACTTGCTTTTCATCTCGTATAATCTTTTCACTTGTTCCCTGCTCAATGTAGATAACGGCAAACCGCCCACAAATTCTCGAAGTTCTGCAATTTCTTCTTTGGAAAGTCTGAAGCTATCCCATTTATTCAATGGACACTTGGCGAACATCAGCTTTGTTTTAACTGGCATCACGCATCCACACAACCTTACTTTCTTTTTTCGGTAGCTGAACTCGTTTTCTTCAGGTACATTTTCGCCTACAATCAAAGTTCCACAACTCATTGTGGTTTTCCGGTAGTGCTTACATTCCTGACAAGTCTTCATTCGACTGTCTCGGATGGCTGGTGGTACGGTGAACATCGTTTCTGATTTTTTTTAGTGCGTTGCTTATGTATTTGTAGAGTCTTTTTATTGGTATGTGAGTCTTGTCGCTCAAGTCCTTGTAATCGAAGCCATCCAGCATGTATAAACGCAAAAGTATTGCATCGCGTTCAGGCATGATTTGAATGTATGTGTCGAGCAGTTCATTGTCAAGTCGAGAACCCAGCCATGGTTTTTCAGGTTCGTATTCAAAAGCATCGTCATTCTCATTCCACCTTTGGGCGAACTGCATGTACTTCATTCCATATCTTGACGAGTCATCGATTGCCATGAGGTAAATTGCCCGGTGTACGTATGAAAGTAACCGATTTTCGCAAGCGAGTTCTTCGGCTTTATCCCTTTGGTTCTCAAGTATCTTAACCAGTGCTTCGCTGACCAAGTCCTTCGCGTTCGTTTGGTTTCTTGTGAGGGTAAAAGCGAATTTCGTCCACATCGGGAGTCCTTCTTTGACCGCGATTTCGAGACATTCATTCACTTTTTTTTGTTGTGTGCAAAACTTGTTTCTATTTTGCGCGAAATTTAATTAACAAAAACAAATAATCATGAGCAAAGTATTCAACACCGAGGGTAAATCCTTAATCACCCTGACACCAAGTGAAATGCGCACCGTTAGTGATGCTGCATTCGTGTTAAAGCAAGAGGTCAGAGACTTCCTGCACAAAGCAATTATGAATGAAGCGCACCGAATCATGTCCTACAATGAATCGCGTCAGCGTGTAGCAGAAATAATCGGAGACGATTACATTGTGGAAAAGGTAGTGCCTGAATTTGAAGCAATGGTTGGCGCAGTCACTGGATGCAATCACGTCTTGAGCAGCTACACACGGCACGCGAATTTCGTTTACGCTCGCTCCATTCTGATTTTCCTGATGAGAACTCAATTCATGGGTATTGCTCACCTTTGCCCACTATCTGAAATCGGTGCAAAGTTCACACCACGTAAAGACCACTCAACCATGATTCACGCATACCGCAAAATTATGAACTCGTATTGTTACGACCACGTCTTACGCAAAGACCTTGACACAATTAAGCAAATGTGCGTTGACATGAATCGCTTCGAACCAGTAGTCACGCAAATCCAAAAACTTGAAGATAGTTACGCTGAAGTAAAAGCGGTGAGAGAAAGCAACCGTCTTGCACTTGCATGATTACGTATCTGCCTAAACAAATCGAATGCTTCAAAGCACTTTCAACTGACTCCCCTGCACAAATAGTATTGTATGGGGGAGCAGCAGGCGGAAGTAAGTCATTCACCGGATGCGCTTGGCAGATCATGAGACGGCTACATTACGCTGGTTCGCGTGGGTTAATTGGTAGGTCCAAACTTGACACGCTCAAAAAGACAACCGTCAAGACATTCTTTGAGGTTGCAGGCATGATGAACCTTCGTACCGGTCGTGACTATGAGTTAAATGGTAGTACCAATGTAATCACGTTCTTCAACAAATCCGAAATCATTCTGAAAGATTTGTTTCAATACCCATCGGACCCGGTGTTTGATTCGCTCGGTGGTTTGGAGCTTACTGACTTTTACGTGGACGAGGTTAGTCAAGTCACAAAGAAAGCCATTGATGTGCTGCGCTCTCGCGTTCGTTTTAAGCTAAATGAATTCAATCTGCAACCGAAAGCACTACTCACATGCAATCCGTCAAAAGGAT